AAACCAAGCCAAACAATCTAACAAATAATCTGTTAGAAAAGTTTGATTAGCGACTGTTAATGTTCCCCCATCATTCTGCTCTTTTAACTCTCCATAAAACTTAATTCCTAATTTATCTTTTACATGAGCTAGTTCAGTAATAATTAAATTATTATCACTAATTAAATATGGGTCAGTGTTAGCGTTAGTAAATGACTTACTGATTACTTCAGCTGCTGTTATAAGTGATTTATATTGTCTTAAATTCGCCATATTAATTTTTTTCTATAGTTGTTTCTTTTCTTTTAACTTGTCCGTCTCCATCCTCATCTTTTTCTACCACTATAACCTCTCTATCAGAAACAAACATATCTCCATCTTCCAACATATCAAAATCCTCATCTAATAAAGCTCTCTGTTCGTTAATAGTTAATACTTGTTTAATATCAACATCATTAGCGTAAGATACAGGCGGCTCGTAATGTATCTTTAAGTTCTTAGGGTCAAATCCCATTTCATGATATAGTAGTTTATGAATACCTGTTAGTAATAAATCTGTAGTTTCTTTAATAACAGTAGTCATAACTAAATCATAAGATATTCTAATCTCGCTTCCTGTATTATTCATTTTACCTGAACTTACAATACCACTTAAAGATGGTTGCCATCTATGAGCGGTTATAATATTTTGGTCTGTAATTTGTTGAAGCTCCATCCAACTACCATCTCTATCATCTTTTAGTATCTGCACATTAGCATTTGCGGTATCTCCATTCTTAACGATAAACATAATCTTACCATTATTCCCTTGTCCGCAAAATTTCTTTTGAGCTTCTTGAACTAATTTTCTAGCTTCTTCTTCTCCCATATCTCCATTAATCTCAACGATAGCTGAAGGCTGGAATCCATTTTGGAATTGTGTGTTATTCCATAATCCTATTTCATAATCTACTGATATATGTTCTAGTCCAGCAACATAATCAGGTAATCCATAAAAACTAAAAGTAGGTTCATAATCTTTAAATTGCATTATAAATCTACTTGATGTTACTCTAGGGTATAGAGCTATTTTTTGTATTTCATCTTCCCTACTTCTCCAATGTTTCCAATCAGGATGCAAATAGACATCTTTTTTGTTTTTAGACATTCTAACTGTAGTAGCATCTACATGATAAAGATTTACACCTCCATCATATAAAACACCCTCTATATAAGCGTTACCAAATGTATAGTAGTCATCAGCTAATTTTTTGAATACATCTCTCAATGATTCTCCATCAGCATTTACATCTTTAATAAAATCTCTTGTAGCGTCATCTTTACATACGAATTTAGCTCCAGCTGTAAATACAACCTTTTGAGCTAACACCGACCTGTGAGTAGATGATTTTCTTTTAAGTTCTGCTAGGTATTGAGGAAATAAATTATCCTTCCCAAAAGGAATAAACTTAGTATTTATCCTATCTAAATCTAGAGGCTCCACCACATTAGGAGGAGTTACTAAATCAAACACACCAAACTCAAAAGTACTACTCTTGGTCTTTTTTGTCTTTACCTGACTCTTTTTCGGACTCGTTTGTTTCTTTGACCTTGTTGACTTTTTTAGCATCTGTTTTAGTAGTTTTATTAGTTTTTTCTGTTCTCTCAACAAATTTAGTCTGTCCTAATTTTTCATAAACAAAAGCTAATTCTTCTTGAGATGAAGATTGAGTTATTGTAATTGATTTATCTCCTCCATAACGAAACTGTTGAGAACTTGTAAGTGCCTTATATTTTGCCATAATACTATATATTTTTAATTGCTGTAAATCTACAACATTATTTTCACAATCACACATATAAATAAAAAAGATATAAGGGGGATTTTACTCCCCCTTTTATCAATTCATATACATATTATGTAGTTGTTGCTGTTAACGCTGTAACATCTGGAGTTAAAGTACCTGTATAAATTCTAGGTAACTCAAACTGTCTAGCTGTTAAAACAACTGTAATTCCATTTTCTTCAGAATAAGCAGCTCCTGTCGCACCTTCCATTGAAGTAAGATTTAAGTAAGTTTGACTTCTTGATAATGAAGCATTCCCTGAACCTCCTACTGAATATAATTCACTTACTCCAATTACATACTCATTACCATTCGTGTCTACTATAATACCCATCATACATTCAGATAATAATTCTTGTAAGATTGCGAATTTAGTATCATTCATTCTTGGTAAGTAAAAAGAAAGAGTACACTCAAAAGCTGTTGAGCCATTTTCTTTTGAAGCTGCTACAGCTAATGTAGGAACTTCATCCTTAAATTCAAACATAAACCAGGAAGCTGTTGCTCCTCCTGTATCTACAATACTTGAGATTGAATGAGATACACCTGCTGTATTAACAAATGTAGCTGTATCTGATGCTGCCCAACTTCTTAGAAATATTTGTGTTATACCACCTGTTCTTTGTAAGTCAGCGCATAATATTGATAAACCTGTATCTATTGCCATTTTATTTTATTTTATTTTATTAATAATTATACTAACATACCACCATTAACTAGAGAGTTCCAACCGTATTGGAAGCCCATAGTAAATCCTGCTCTAATATACATATTGTCAGAAACCTCATCATAGAACATTTTTAACTCATTGTCTGGAGATGAAACATCAGTACCAATAAAGATATTATCTTTAGCTATATAAATACATCCTTGTGTAGGGTCTGTACCTGCAGTAGCTGCAGTAAATAATGCTGGATGTGTGGCACCAGCTAAAGCTGTTAAAGAGTCATCCCATTGATAAACAGGAACTAACTCAACACCTCTATATCTTAATCTGTTATAATTAACACCTGATTGAGCTTCTGAATGAGAGTAGTCAACAGCACCTGCAGTACCTATAGTTGTTAATGAACCATAGTACGCGTTATAAATGTTTGGAGTAACGAACATTCTTTTTTCTGAAGCTGGAACTTGTTGTAGTTCAGATGGAGCAGTATCAAATACTGTTTGTAGTAATAAATCTGCATCTGCTGGAGCTATTGCAGCACCAACAGCAACAAGGTTAGCAGCAGCTGTTCCTGCAGCAGTAACTTCTCTTAATTGAGTACCACCATTAATTGCGTTTCCTGCAGATAAAGTTTTCCATAGTCCATCTCCCATTGAGTCATAAGTACAGTCAAGTGCAATAACTGCCGCTGCTGTATCTCCTGCCCACATATTTCTTACCATGTCGTATCTAATACCATCTCTTGTTCTATTGATGATTACATCAGCTAATTCTGTACCTGAAAGGTCAGCCATGTTTACACCATTCTTGTAAGACTCTACAATTACTTGGTCTTTAAATTCTTTCCAACATTGAACTTGCTTTACAGAAACATTTTCTACTGTAATTACTTTTGGAGCAATTTCAAAACCTGCTGGGTCGCAAGTATTTGTTGTTGCACAACCTGTGTTTACCGCTGTTATACTCTGTAATTTAGGAGCTAACATAAGGTTTTTCTTGTATTTCACATTTGGATAAATAGTATAATTTCTCATAATATCATCTCCAGCGAACATTGGTTCTAATAAGATTCTTGAAGCATAAGTACCTGTGTAAGTAGCTCCTAATCCATCTAATGCTATATTTGCCATTTTCTTTTTCTTTTTTTATTATTAATTAGTTATTTTAGAAGCTAATGCGTTAAAAAACGCTATTTCATTACTTACTTCTTCTTTTGTTTCTACTACCTCTGGGTCTGAATCAGTTGAGATTTCAGTTCCTTTAGCATTAGATTTGTTCTTCAACAACTCTATTTCTGAGTTAAGTGAATCTACAGTATTTTTTAATTCTGTAATTTCTTCATCTTTACCAGATAATAAAGCGTTAAGTTCTGTTCCTTTAGATTCTAATTCAGAAAACTTGTTAGAGATTTCTTCATTATCAGCTAAAATAACATTTACTTCTGATACTTCTGTTTTATCAACTCCGCCCTTAACTGCAGCAACAATTTCTTCAACTTTAGCACCAAACCATGATTTTAATTCTTCTGTCATTGTCTTACTTTTTTTATTATTATTTAATTGATTAACGATTTCTTTTTGGGTTTTATTTTTAAATTTAGTAATGTCGTACTTAGCTGCAACCATCACAGCGTCAGAAATCCTATCAATAAATCCGTATTGCAATGCTTCTTCTGAATTAAACCAAGTTTCCTCATCCATCATTTCCTCAATTTGAGATAATGGTAAATTTGTTTTCTTAGAATATATATTAGCTATTTCAGAACTTAACTTGTCTAGCAGGGTTGCTGTCTTTCTCATATCCTTTGCTTCTCCCATTGCCCCACCCCAAGCATTATGTATCATATATAAAGAATTCTCTGACATTATAATCTCATCAGCGGCTAAGGGAATAATGCTACCCATACTTGCAGCTATACCTTCTACATAAGCTATAACCCTTCCTTTATATTTCTTAAGAGTGTTATATATAGCCATTCCATCAAACACCTCTCCTCCAACACAATTAATATGAAGATAAATGTCTTTACCTTTTAATAATTTTATATCATTAACAAAATCTTTAGCTGATACACCATAGCTTCCAACTTCATCATATAAGTAAACATCAACAAACTCATCAGTTTGCTTTGCATTTATTGAATACCAACTTTGTTTATTATTATTCATTTTACAAAAATAATTTTAATTAACATTACATTTACGAAAAAAATGGAAAAAAGATTTTTAACGAACATTTCGTTTTAACACTGACTTGCTTCTCTCCTTATAAACTATGTTCTGAGCTGTTCGTTCAGTTATATCATATTTTATTGATAAGTCTATAAAACTATGAGTTCTATTACCTTCATTAGTAACAAGTAAACTATCAAAATCTTTAATTACCATATAATTCCTTAGCCTCTTTGGCTCTATCATACCTCTCTCAATTAAATGAGCTAGCATATCTTTTATTTGAGGTTCTTCCCCAAACCTTAATTTTAATTCAGTATATAATAAATCAATATACTCTGTTATTATATCTACTTTATTTTCTCTTTGAGCCATATTATTCTTCCCAATGATTAGATACCTGAGTCCAGAATTTAACTACAGCTTTCCTACATCCTATACAACTAATAGATTGTTTAATGTTTGGAAAATGTCTATGCCATTCAGCGAATAAAAATGGTAAACTTGTAGGATGATATACTTCTTTAGAATCCATATGTTTTTTATTTCTAATAACATTCTCCATTATCTCTTTTCTTTTTTCTCCCTTAATTTTTTCTGCTACTAATTCTATACTCATATTATAATTTATTGGTTACTCTTTCCATTTATCTAAAGGGCACTCCCCAAAAAACTCTTTAGTAAGTGTTGTTTTAGCATCTAAAAAACATTTACATTTACCACATCTTGCCCCCCATTTCCATTTAGGATTTTTTAACATTAAAAAATTTCTGTAAAAATCACACTTTTTACAAGTATCTAACCTTTCTTCTTTTATTTTTTTATCAACAAACATTTGTTAGTTTTATAATCCTATTAATAAAATTGATACTAATAATATCAAATATATCAAAAATATTTTACTTTCTTCTTTCATATTAAAGAGAAGCTGCTGATTCAATAGCATGAACCGTATTTTGAGATTGAGTCATATCAGCCTCTACAACAACCACCTTAGATGTTCTAGCAGACTGATGTTGTAAGTTTTGACCTTGCACTTGAAATTGTGTTTGTGCAAATGAAGGAACATTTGTTACCCCGCCATCAGCAAACTTAACTCCACCACCAGCATAATTCATAGCTGATAATTGACTTCTAAACATTGATGTACTTCTTTTGTTTATGACAGCTTCTCCACCTTCTAATTCTACTACTCTACCACCTACAGCAAATTTCTCTCCACCTTGACTATGAGAATTTCCATACACAATACCTCCATCAGCATAGCCAGAAATCTCTCCAACCGTAGTATGTTGACCTCCAAAAGTCATTAAAGACATCATTCCACTACTACTACCACCACCACCACCACC